GATTCTCCTTGCTTGATATCCCAAACCTTTGCCTATCCTCGTTGGAGATGTTCCCGTGGTGGATATAGGGGATAACAAGACCCCTGTGGATTAATCGCTCGATGTAGTCCTTCCTGAAGTCGTTGGAGTTCTTATATCCAAGCTGTTCAGCTGCATACTTAGCACTGAAGAACTCTAGGTCGTATATGAACAATAGAAGTTCGATATCCATACGCAGAAGCTCCTCGTTGCTAGTGATGTCCTTCATCGCCATACGGAGGTACTTGAGGTAGTTCTTACCTATCTTGTTCTTCTCCTCTTTCCTGAATTCTCGTATTACAAGCACAGTCCCCTTCTTCTGGGGCTTGGGTGTTTTATGGGTCGCCATTTATTGAAGTATATTTGTGCAAATTTAATTCATATGAATAAGAAACAAGTAAAGGAGTTCTCCAAAGAATTCAAGTCCCTCAACAGTCAAATCCAGTCATTGCTCATTAAGTACGGGGCTGGTCCAGGCTCTTTCTACGTCACAGCTATTGGTATCAAGGACATCGATTTCGATGAGGAGGACCAAGACGAAACGCTCAGTTCGCTATTAAATAGCCACGAGGAGGACGAATCCAAGATTGACGTGTTCTACGGGACCAATGTGTCAGACTGCGATGAGCTTGAAGAGATTTTAGACAACGTCTATTACGCTCACAGCTCTGAAATGGACAAGGAGCGGAAAACCCGTATCCTAAAGAACACCCCACCAGAGAAGGGCACAACAACTGCCCAAGACTGGATTAACCTAAACTAAGATGATACGCAAGATTATTATTGGTGTAAACCCCAAGGACGCTATGGCCTACTTTATCGGTATGCCAGCTGGTGGCGGTCAGGTCGTAGCCATCGTTGAGAACGACGAAGGGGACCGCTTTGAGGTGTTTATTGAAAACACCGAAGGAACCCTTCACTGGAAATCCATCAAGAATATGCCTGTAATCGTTGAATATGACTGCAAGTTCTAATATGACTCCTGTGCACGACTTCTTGGTGAAGCTACCAAAGAAGTTCAAGGACACCATCACCGTGGCTGGGAAAGAACTCTACCTTGAAAGCAAGTTCAGGGAGTTCGAGAACCGATACTGCTACGGGGAGGTCGTTGCTGTTCCTCTCAAGTACAAGACCCCTGTTCAGGTCGGGGATACGCTTTATTTCCACCACCACGTGGTTCTAGACGCAAGGGCTGAGATAGGTAAAGACCTATACCTTGTTCGCTACAACGAGCACGGGGGACACGCTACGCAAGCTTACGCCTACAAGCGTGATGGGGAGATAAGGCTATTCTCTAACTGGGTGTTCGTGGGGATTAAGAAGAACGTAGCGACGATTCTGTACGAATCTGACGAGCTTGACAGGGAAGGAATCAAGAAAGGAGACAAGGTTTACTTCGCAACAAATGCAGACTACGAGATGGAGCTTGAGGGGGAGACGGTTTACAGAATGCGTATAGACGATATCCTTTATGTCGAAAAGTCCTAAATTTTCCACCATTGAGGCTGCCCAACAGCTTCTGATATCGATGGAGCACGCCATCACCAATCTTATTGAAGAGGTGCGTAAGCCCATTCCACAGGAGCTTGTTGGGGCAGCAAGGAAAGCCGAGCTATCGGCTATCAAGCAAACGGTTGCAGATGCTAGGGAGTTGCTGCAAGAGAGGCAGAAGATTGAGGAGATGATTGCATCGCTCAAGGATGACGGGGAGATTGGACAGGAGGCCGACTACTCAAGTGGCTTTGCAGAGGAATTTGCTAAGTAATGGCTGGATTAAAGAACGTCAAGGGTTTCAAGGAGCCTGTCATCAACATTTGTCCTGACGACACGGATGGGCAAGTCGTTGAGATTGACGGTCTATTCATCCAACTACCTAAACAGATTGAAAAAAGTAGGATTCTATTTCGGAATCTTCCGCAAAAAGACCAGAAATGGAATCGATTAGAGGTTCCTAGGGAACTTGAGAAGATTCGCTCGATGGACGAGTGGAACCAGCAACCCAAGGAGTTTAAGGAAAAGTATTCTCCTTACATCAAACAGGAGTTTGAAAGGCGCAGAAACGGGGTTTGGTTCTACAACAACGGGGAACCCACCTACATTACAGGGGACCATTATATGCTTCTGCAGTGGAGCCAGATGGATATCGGCTACGGTGGCTACCTAGACTTCCAAAGAAAGCTGTTCATCCACGCTGAAGCGTGCTTTGTGGACCCTAGATGCCTAGGTCAGGTGTACGTAAAGTGCCGTCGTAGTGGTTACACGAACATCAGTTCGGCTATTACGGTTAATAAGGGGACTTCGGTCTCCAACAAGGTACTTGGCATTATGTCCAAGACTGGTAACGACGCTCAGGAGAACATCTTTATGAAGAAAATCCTCCCGATGTACAGGAGCTATCCATTCTTCTTCAAGCCCATTCAGGATGGTACAACCAATCCAAGGATGGAGTTAGCCTTTAGGGAGCCAGCAAGACGAATCACGAAGACCAACAAGACGATTGGCAAGACAGAAGCCTTGGATACAGTGATTAACTGGAAAAACACCACATCAAACGCTTACGATGGTGAAAAACTCCATCTGTTGTATTTGGATGAGGCTGGGAAATGGGAGAAGCCAATGGATATCACCGAGGTTTGGCGAATCCACAGGACCTGTCTTATCGTCGGTAAGAAGGTTGTCGGTAAAGCCCTAGTGGGTAGTACAGTCAACCAGCTGGACAAGGGGGGTGCAAACTTTCGTAAGCTCTACAACGACTCAGACCCTCTAGAACGCAACGAAAACGGGAGGACTAGGTCTGGGCTCTACCGCATCTTTATCCCCGCTTACGAGGCCTTAGAAGGCTTCTTTGACCCATACGGGATGCCTATCATTGAGAACCCCAAGCACGCCATCAGGACGATGGATGGGGACTTCGTGAAGATAGGCGCAAAGGCTTATCTTTCCAACGAGAGGAAGGCTCTGAACAAGGATGGCTACGAGTTGAACGAGGTTATCAGGCAGTTCCCTTGGACCATTGACGAGGCCTTCAGGGAGTCCACCAAGTCCTCTCACTTCAACATTGGTAAGATTTACGAGCAGCTGCAGTACAATAGGGAGCTATACCCTTTGCCTGTGGTGAGGGGTAACTTCATTTGGAAGGACGGGGTACAGGACAGCGAGGTGCTTTGGTCTGCAAGCGATAACGGGAAGTGGCGCATATCTTGGTTACCTCCAGAGCATCTAAGGAACAACAAGGTTACGAGGAACGGGAAGTGGTTCCCAGGCAATGAGTTCCTAGGCTGTGGGGGAGTTGACTCCTACGATATTGACAATACGATGGACGGGAGGGGCTCCAAGGGGGCTTGCCACCTATTCAACAAATTCAACATTGAGCACCCATCCAATCTGTTTGTTGCCGAATACGCAGAGAGGCCACCTCTTGCGAGGATTTTCTATGAGGACGTTCTCCAAGCTGCCGTATTCTTCGGATACCCACTTCTCATTGAAAACAATAAATACGGGATTGTCCGATACTTTGAGGCAAGAGGTTACGATGGGTTTATCCTCGACCGACCAGAACATCTCAGGGCTCCACATAGTAATGCAAATATAAAAACCAAGGGCATTCCCTCTAATAGTCAGGATGTTATCCAGGCGCACGCACAGGCCATTGAGTCCTATATTCACGAGCACGTAGGCATCAATGACGACTCAGGGAACTACGGGAAGATGTATCTGGAGAGAACCCTTGAGGACTGGATTAACTTCAAGGTGGATGACAGAACCAAGTACGACTTAACGATATCTGCAGGCCTTGCCCTTTTGGCAGCTCAGAAGTATAAAGTCGCCAAGGTAAAAGCCGATTTGTCAAATAAGGTCTTCTTCAGGAAGCACAAACCCATAACTCGCTTATAGTCAGCCATTTTTGAGTATATTTGTAGCCAAATTGACCAATCGAAAGGAATGGCTAAAAATATAAACTTCCCTAGCGGGAATTTCCCTAATCCGCTGGCTTCTACGGAGTCAAAGCAGACCAAGGAGTACGGGTTGAAATACGCAAAGGCTATTGAAAGCCAATGGGGCCGAACTGACGATGTGCAGAGCGCATTTGCAAGGCGATACGGGGAGTTTGAAAGAAACAGGGATTACGCCAACGGGACACAAGATGTCACCGTATACAAGCAGATTCTAACATCGCTAGACCCAAACAACGGGGACGGTTCTTTGATTAACATCGACTGGTCGCCAGTCCCTATTGTCCCTAAGTTCGTTCGCATCGTTGTAAACAAGATTCTAGGTCGCAAGCCCTACCCGAATGTAGAGGCTGTTGACCCTCTATCCATTTCAGAGAAAGAGAAGAAGAAGGCCGAGGTTAAGTTCCAAGTGAAGAACAAGGAGCTGATTGAGATGGCGAATCAAGCGGGGGTGAATACAGGGGTGGATACAAACAAAATCCCAGAAACCCCAGAGGAGGCTGAAATCTTCCTTGAAAGCAACATCAAGACCAACGCAGAGATTGCCTCACAGATTGCAACCAACCTGACTCTTGAGTGGAACGACTTTAACGACGGGACCTTTAGGCGCTGCGTAAACGACCTTGTGTCGCTAGGGATGGCTGTTGTCAAGCGTGAGAACGACCCCAACTACGGGATTGTCGCTAACTACGTTGACCCGTCCTATTTCGTTCACTCCTACACGGAGGACCCCAATATGGCTGACTTGACCTATGCTGGTCACATTAAAAGAATTAGCATTCAGGAGCTCAAGAGGATTGCAGGGGATGAGCTTACGGAGGAGCAGTACGAGAAGATTGCTAGAGACGTTCAATACAAGTACTCCAACAACCCAGGAAGAATGGGTTACTCCAATTACGACAGGTACACCAATCGGATGACCTACGGTTACGATGAGTACATCATTGAAATCCTTGACTTTGAGTTTATGTCTGTTGATGATGTTTACTACGAGAGCAAGGAGTCTAAGTTTGGGAACGTAGGGTTTTACTACAAGGGGGCTATGTACACACCTCCCCGTGAAAGCGTATACGATAGGAAGCCTTTTAAGATGTCCTACGCTACGGTTTATGGTGGTTCCTACGTACTCGGAACAGATATGCTATACGGGTATGGGATGAAGAAGAACGTACCGAAGAATATCCACGACATCACAAGGGCACGTATGTCCTATAGCCCTATAGCTGTGAATATGCGTAGGCTTCAACCCAAGTCAATGGTTGCTTCGGTCATTGGCTTCGCTGACCAGCTTCAGATTACGCACTTGAAGATTCAGCAGTCCATTGCAAAGGCAAAGCCTGATGGTCTTATCATTGACATTGAAGGTCTTGAGAATGTGCAGCTAGGGCAAGGTGGAGACCTACAGCCTCTGCAGATTCAGGACATTTACGAGCAGACGGGTGTATTCTACTATCGTTCTAAGAACCCAGAGGGCGGATTTCAGAACCCACCTATCCGTTCGATTGAGAACCAGATTCGGAACATTAACGAGCTTGTGTCTCTTTACAACCACTACCTACGAATGATTCGTGATGCCACGGGTATCAACGAGGTTGTGGATGGTTCAACCCCCAAGGGCGATGCACTTGTCGGAGTTCGTCAGCAAGCGATTGACGCTTCCAACAACGCCACCTACGACATCACGCACTCGTCAATGGTTCTATTCAAGAAGGTCTGCGAGGACATCATCAAGTGCCTCCAGATTCTCCCAACGGATGCTGTTATCTACAGGGTTTACGAGAACGCTATCGGGAAGGCTAATATGGAGGTGCTATCCTCCTTTGCTGACCTACCGATGTACAACTTCGGTGTCAAGGTGGTTACAGAGATGAACGACGTTGACAAGGCTTACCTTGAAGCGAACATTCAAGCATCCTTGTCTCAGAAGGAGATAGACCTTGAGGACGCTATGGCTATCCGCAAGCTGAAGGACGTAGACCAAGCTGAAAGGCTCCTACTTGTCAGGAGAAAGAAGAGAATTCGGCAAAACCAAGAGTTAGCTGCTCAAAACAGTCAAATGCAAGCCCAGGCCAACCAGCAGACGGCTATGGTGACATCGCAAGCCAAGATTCAAGAACTGCAAGCGCAAGCACAGCTGGAGGCTCAGAAGATACAGCTGGAGACGCAATCCAAGTCGCAGCTGTTACAGACTGAGTATATGCTCAAGATGGAACTAGCGAAGCTGGAGGCAGAGATGCGGAATATGGTTTCGGATGGTGATAAGATGTTTAGGGAACAGCTCGAAGACAAGAAGGAGAAAGCAAAAGACGAGCGTGTCAAGGCTCAAGCTGTTGAGCAGTCTAAGCTAATCAGCCAAAGAAAGGGTGAGAGAGGCGAGTTGATGTCTGCAGACGAGGAGCTGATGAATAGTATCTTTGGAGGCCAGCAAGAAACCCCACAACAAGCTTAAAATGAGCACATTAAAACTAGACCAATCCCAAAGGGTTGACATCGTTTGCAGACGTGGAGACACGTTCAAGATGGTTCTCAATGTGAGAGACAGCTCTGGTGCGGTGGTGAATGTTTCTGGTTCCGCCTTCACCTACAAGATGGAGGTTCGTGAAACTGATACGGCTACTGGAACGGCTGTGATTCCAACAAACGCAACTGGTTTTGTCTTTGCTGGTAACACAAGTGGTGTTTTAAATGTCACTGTATCTTCAACTACAATGGCTGCTGTGAACTCTGGCTTGTACGTGTATGACCTTCAGGCCATAAGGGTTTCCGATAGCTTCGTTCAGACCTGGCTATACGGGACCTTCTTGATTAACGAAGACGTAACGATAACTTAGTATGATTAAGCCAACTGTTGAAACTACGATTATAATTCGCACCGAAGCAGAAGGGACTGTGCCTCTGTGGTTTTCAATACCAGCTCAGGAGACCTATGCGCTTAATTTCCAACAACCAAGAGAGCTTAACCTTATCTATGATTTTCTAGGGGGAGTAGGTATTTTTGATTACACCTTTGATTTAACCTTTGAATAATGGCTGTACAGACAAGAGCTCAGTTAGACACAAAATCAAATACCGTCAAAAGCGAAACAGCTCCAAGCGCTAATACAGCTGCAAGGGTTGGTGGATTGCTTGAAGATTTTGCGGATAGCGTTACGCTTAATAGCGAAAGAGGACTTATGACATTGATTGTAGATGCGCCAGTGACATTTGCAACCGATAGTGGTAATGATATTCAATTAGAAGTTACGATGAATGAAGCTGATACTCTTGGTGATGTATTTCAATCTTCTGATTACAGAATAAAATATATAGGGACTGTATCAGCTATAATTCGTGTTGCTGCTTTGCTGAATTTTGCTGGAATTAATAATAGGGAGTACATTTTTTACATTGCTAAAAATGATAATGTAATAGCTCAATCAGCTTGCGCAAATAAAACTCAAGGCACTCATACGCACCCAGCGTTTTCTGAAGCTTTTTTGAAAGCTGACCCAAACGACGAATTTTCTATTTACGTTTACGCAAACGTATCAGATGATATTACTATAAGAAATTTAACCTTTTCTGCTTTTACAATATGAAAGAACTACTTGCAGTCCTTGAAAAATTCACCAAGGAGCCCATTGCTGGGATGCTATTCTTCACCATCATCTGCATTGGATATCTGTACCTCGATAACAAGACCAACTACCAGCATCAGATTGAGGCTTGTGGGACGAAGGTCGACATCCTTGAGCAAAAAGTCAACGTCCTAGAAGGAAAGCTCAAAGTGAGCGATAGTCTTCTTGTGAGAGCCTTGGTTAAACTAGAATCCATCAACGCACAACGATGAAATACCTACTTGCTATCTGTTTAATCTTTTGCTCCTACTCTTGCGGGGACGAACCGTTAAACGCTAAGACCAAGAAGCCTTGCTGCGATGACAGCACGGCAAGTGCAGTTGACACGCTGGCTCTTCGTGTTGAGCACGTCATCCACGAGCTTGATAGCAAGCAAGCTGTTGCAGCGCCTATTAAACCAAGTTCAGCAAAAGTAAAACAGCTCGAAAAAGAGAACAAGCATCTCAAGGACAGCATCAAAGAACTCCACGAATACTTCGTTACAGAGCTAAAGTAAGATGGACAACCGCATCAAGAACCTCATCAAGAAGCACGGGTTAGCGGGAGTCAACCGAGCCAAGAAAACCCCTAGTCACCCTACAAAGAAGGGTATTGTTCTTGCTAAAGAGGGCGATAGAGTGAAGCTTATCCGCTTCGGGGACCAGAATATGGGTCACAACTACAGCCCAGAGGCACGCAAGTCGTTTAAGTCAAGGCACGCTAAGAATATTGCCAAGGGCAGAATGAGTGCAGCCTATTGGGCTGACAAGGCTTTCTGGGGTGGTGAAGGGGCAGACAAGAAGATGCCACCAAAGTCTCAGAAGTACACGAGGGGATTGAAGAAGTACGCAGAGGGCGGTAAAGTAGCCACAAAGACCAACCCATCTCTTTGGGAGAAAGCCAAGTCGCAAGCCAAGGCTCGTATGGGTGGTAAGCACAGCGCAAGAGCTATGCAGCTCGCTGTGTCCATCTACAAGAAAGCTGGAGGCGGATACAAGGGCCCTAAGAAGGAGACAGGTCTCTCCAAGTGGACAAAGCAAGACTGGACCACTTCATCTGGTAAACCATCGGAGGGTAAGCGTCGCTATCTCCCACGCAAAGCTTGGTCTGCATTGTCTTCTGCAGAGAAGGCAGCAACCAATAGAGCCAAAGCCGAAGGGAATCAGCAGGGTAAGCAATTCGTTGCTCAACCTAAAACCATTGCTAAGAAGGTGGTTAAATATCGTAGATAGTTTTTATACTATCTTTGCAAACAACTGTAATTCAATTATTTATGGAAACAAACTTCAATCCGCTTGAAAACCTGGCTAAGGACCTAGGAATCGAAATCTTCGATACCCCACCAAGTCTTGAACCACAACTTGAACCATCGGCTGCTAGCTCCGAACCAAACGCTGGCGATAGTTCTTTGACATC